GGACACCGCTGTTCCGCCGCGAGGTGAGCCGTGATCATCATCTGCGCACTCTGCGGCGATAGCCTATCGACTCGCGGCCCCTGCCCACGCTGCTGGCCGCTGCTGCTCGCGAGCGGCTGGGGTGCGACGTGACCACACCGCGCGATATCTACGCCAGCGAGGCGAGGCTGCCCGATATCCTCTACGCCAGCGACGGCAGGGTGCACCTCGTGCACAGCGAGCAGCCCCCTCTCGACCAGCTGCCCACGCGCGAGCTGGCCGACGGCACGCTGCTGGTGCCTGGCTGCGGGATCTGCGCCTGGACCGGCTACGATCTCGCCCTCTACGCGCGCGACGTGCTGGCGCCATGCCCCGCGTGCGGCGGGCTAGTCGATCAGCTGCAGCCCTACGCCGATGAGGACGGAGACGGCTGGCTCGATGGCGTGGCGCGCTCGGTGGCGCGTTGGACCGGCGGGGAGCGGCCGCTGGATGCCGTGACCCTCGCCGTGATCCACAGGTACTCCGCAGGGCGAGGCGAGGCCGGCCCGCGCTACGTGCGCAACCCGACCGGTCGGCACGTGTCGTGGCACGCCACGGCGCATCACGCGGGCTGGGAGCGGCGAGCCACGCTGCACCTGCCCGTGCAGCAGATCGGCTGGCACGCTGGAGATCGCGAGGTCAATCGCGCGTCGATCGGCATCGAGTGCGACGCGGCCGTGGGCGGAGATCCGCACGCCCCCTACGATGCGGCGACGATCGATGTGCTCGAGGATCTGCTGCGCAGTTGGGGCTCGATCTGCCCTCGCCTGCGCTACCTCACGGGGCACGCCGATATCTTGCCGCAGCACCGTCAGGACCCCGGCCGGCGCTTCCCGCGCGGCTTGCTCGCCGCTCGCCTCGGGTGGCCGTGGCTCGGCCACGATCAGCTACGGCTCGCGCTCGCCGAGGTGCAGTCGTGAGCGCCAGCCAGACGGTGGACCCCACGAGCGAGCGGCCCTCGGACCCCACGCGGCTGATCGACCCGCGCGAGCTGGAGGCCGCGCTGGTGCGCCAGCTGCTCGCCCACGGTGCGGACCCCCTCGCCGCCGAGCTAGCTCGCAAGCGGTGGCGCTACGGCGTGGGTGCACGAGGCCTCTCGGCGCGGGGCCTGACGCGTCGCCTGCGCGAGCTGGCGGAGGACGCGCTCGCCGGGCACCGAGGGCCTGGATCCATCCGCACGCAGGTACGGGCGGACCACGCCGCGACGACGCGCGCGGCGGTCGGCAACGTGCTGGTGGTCGCCGTCGAGCTGGCCGCGGCCGCTGGTGAGGATCCCGAGGAGGCCTCGCGCTGCTACTGCCGCGCTGTCGAGGATGTGCTCCGTGACCGCTGAGTACGTATTCGTCGCGCGCCTGATCGATCGAACGGCGCCGGGCGGCCCTTGATCATCTCCGGAGTCAGCTTCTCGGCGCTATCGCTCGGCGTCATCTCGTCATCCTCCCTGTCGTCGTCGTAGTCCAGCCATGCATCGTCGCCATCGACCTGCACGGTAGCCGTCGCTCCACAGCCCAAAGAGCACACAACGCGATCGCCTTCCGTGGCGATCCAGCCGTGCTCGTCGTCCTGCTCAGCATCCGTCTTGACAACGAACGTCCCGTTGCAGCGCGTGCACTCCACGCACGTGTCGATAAACCTCGTCACCGCTGCACCGACACGAAGTGGATCGCAAATTCGCTCTTGCCGTCGCTCATTGACCTCTCCGCTTCAGCAGTGCCACCTCGCGCTCGAGTCGCCAGATCGCCTTGCGCAGATCTTCTACCTCGTGCTCGCTGCCACCCTTGCGCCCGAGCCTGGCGAGGTACTCGATGGCCGATGCCACGTTATGGCGCCGGTCCAGCTGCCAGTCCTCGATCACGTCGGCCGGATGGTACTTGCGATCCGCGACGTAGTGCGCCGGGGAGTTGACGGCATCGCAGGTGGCTGCATCATCGGCGCCTTCCTTCTCCACTTCCACGAGCCTGTAGCTATCGAGCGCACTCTCTATCCGCCATCGACCGTATGTCTTGCCGATGTGATCCCGCAGGATCGTCCCGATCCTCGTCGCCCTGGAGTGATCGCTGTAGCCCATCGCCCACCCAAGCCTATCGCTGTAGCACATCGCCCACCCAAGCCTGGCGAATACGCCGATCAGTTCGCTCGATCTGACAACGAGACCGCCATAGGCCCCCCACCACTCGGCGCAGATCCGCTCCATGTCGGTGGCGATGCAGTCGCTCACAGCGCACCGTCGATCTGCCGCGCGTACTCGGCCAAGCACACAGCATCCGCCCTGCCGTCGAGCAGCCTGCCCCTCTCCGTGTGCAGCACAAGCTGGGGCCATCTGCGCTCGGCGTAGGCCACGGCTCGCCCTTTGCCTTTGCCCGGACAGCGCGAGAGGATCGCGCGCTGCCACGTCAGCGGGTGCGCCACAACGTAGGGCACGCCGAGCGCCGCGAGGATGCCGATGTAGTAGCCCCACCCAGATCCGCCCGTGGCCGCGCTTACGGCGCCTTGCTTCGGCATCGTCAGCCATTGCTCGATGGCGATGACCGCGCCTGTGCAGCGCGTCATGCGTCGCAGCGTGGAGACCATCATCGCCGCCGAGAGCGATCGCTTCGCCTTGTTCGCGGCAACCGTTAGGGTCTTCGCGTCGACGACCTCGACGATTTTTGAGTTCGCGTCGAGCGCCACAATCGCGCCGTCCAAGCCGGGGTCGATCCCGATGTAGACCATTCCGTCCCTGTTTCTGCTCGTCACGTCAGACCGCCTTCTTGCTGCGCGCACGCGCCCGTGCACGTCGAGCGTTGAGTTTCTCTGCCCACTCTTCGACATCCTCGCAGCTGGCCACCCAGTCGCGGCCGATCCGCATGGCATGCCGCAGCCTCCCCTGCACGCACGCGCGCCACACGGCGTCTCGTGTTCGCTTGATGTTGTGGCGCGCGGCCAGGTACTCCACGATCTCCGACGTGGTTAGCACGGTCAAAGAGCCAAATGGTGGGCTCATATCGCTACCTCCGACTCATCTCTCACGCGTGCTGCTGGGTCGATGCGCTTGATCTCGGCGACGGCATCGAGCATCGCAGGCCCGCCGCCAGCGCAGATCAGGTGCCAGATCTCGATCGGCGACAGCGCGACTTGCTCGGCTGCGATCGCCTTTGCCAGCGCGGCACGCGACGAGCACAACAGCACGCGCCTACCGCCGGCCGTCTCCACTTCGATCGTTGCTCCGCGCAGCGTCAACACCCAATCTTGTATCGTTGCGGCGGCGATCATCAGAACAACACCGGAGTCTGCTCATCGCGCACGACGCGCAGCGATGCGTCTCGCTCGTCGTCGTCGATGATCCGCACGCCGGACCACTGCCGCGACCGATGCCCGAGCGTGCGGCGCCGCACTTCGCGCACGCCGGGAAAAAACGACGGTAGCCGCGACGCAAAACTCGGAGCAGAAAACGGCTTCAGCTTCGACTCTTCGCACCAATCGCAATAGGTCTCGTACATCGCCCGTCGTGGCGTGCTCGCCGCCGCATCTTCGACGACATACTCGTTGACCCAGGCGGCCATTGAATCCGACATCATGCGGTATGCGTGCAAAGCGGCCGCTGTTGCCTGCGTCTGTGCGATACCTCCACGTGCGATGATCCTGCGCAGCCCGTCGACGGCGAGACGCAGCAGGTACGAGAGCGCCGAAGGATGAGCGAGATCTGTTGTTAGGCTTGGATCTGCCACATGTTCGTTTTCTCTTTTCGGAATCTGTCCTGGCGGCAAATAGATCTGCTCGAAGGGAACGAAGATCCAGCGGCGAAAAAATCCATCGCTTCGGTCCGTCGTGCGCGGCACCTTGTTCGCGCTGAAGACGAGCTTGGCGCGGTTCGCGTATCTGACAGGGTCTTTGTGCTTTCTCTCGATGGTAAGTGGATCTCCGGAGACCAACATGTTGAACGATCCGCTCTCGCGCATCGCGGTCTCCGGCAAATCTGTAAAAACGTTGGCGAGCTTTCCGGCAAGGATCGCCGTGCGGAATCTCCCGCTCTCGGCGCCGAACTCCTGCAGCCCAACGCTCGACACGTTGGCAGCGCCAAGCATCTCAATCAGCCAGCGGAGGAGGACGCTCTTTCCATTGCTCCCATTGCCCGTGAGCATCAGCGCGCGCTCGTAGCGGCAGTCGCGCAGCAGGCAGTAGCCCGCAAACTCCTCGCAGACGCCGCGCGTGCTGGCGTCGGGCAAAACCTCGTCGAGGAAGCGGTCAGCGCGATCGTGGTAGGCCTCTGGATCCCACGCTGCGGCGAGCTGCACAGTGGATCGCACATCGGGTGTGTGCGGGCGCAGCTCGCCGGTGAGCGGGTCGAGCAGGCCATTTGCTACGCACACCGCGTCGTCTGCGTCGACCTCCGAGTCAGCCACGCGGCACTCGTCGGCGAGCCACCAGAGCACCTCCGACACGTCGCCGCTGCGCGCATCATCGCCGAGGTAGGCGCGGACGAAGCTGGTCACGATCGGCTCGGCCAGGCCGCTACGGTAGCAGCCGCGCGCGTAGTAGAGCAGCTCGCCGCGCGCGTAGATCAGGTGGTGCTGGGGATCTGCGCTGTCGAGCATCGCGCGCGCGACGACGGGTGGAGGCGGCTTGCGGCGGCTGCTGCGCGGCGAGCTGGCGGGTGGATGCGGCTGCTGCGCGGCTGCGGGCTGCGGTCGCCACTGCTTGGCGCTGCGGGCGATGCGCTCGAGCTGCTCGACGGTACCGCCAGCGTCCAGCCAGTCCGACACGTCGCCGTGCTCTTGCAGGCCAGGCAGCTCGACGAGCACCAGGCTCATGGGATCTCGCACGCCAGCGGCGGCGAGCGAGCGGCAGACGGACTCGGCGTGCTTGCGGCCGGGGTCGTCGTTGTCGGCCAGCACGACGAAATCACAGGGCAGCGGTAGCGACTCGCTGTGGCCGCTGCGCCACTTGCCCGCGCCTCCGGCATTGCACGTCGCGAGCAGCCCGAGCGACCACAGGCGGTCGCAGTCCTTTTCGCCCTCGCAGGCGTAGACGGGCGGATGGATGCATTCAGCGGCCTTCTCGGCGCGCGCGGCCAGCAGCTCCGGCAGCCGGTAGGGCACATCTCGTCGAGTCACGCCCCTCAGGCTCCACGTCCAGCCGTCGCCGTCAGGGGCGCGCTGGCGGAAGTCTTTGGGGTCGAGGCGCACGGCCTGGTAGAGCAGCGTGCCGTGCTCGTCGCGGTAGTCGTAGGTCGCCACGATCTTTCCGCGAGGGGCGCCGCTCTTGCCTGCGGCACGCTGCGGCCTGGGCACGCCGAACTCGTCGCCGAGTGCTTCGACGGACTCGCGGAATC